CCATGGTGTTCTCCAGTTATGAAGCTTCATTATAGTCTGAAAACATATTAAAGATAAAGAACTATTATAAAAAAATACTTTACTTATTATCTGAAAATCGTTTACAATAAGGCTTCAATTGATCGGAAAGGGGAATATCAATGGTACGAACACAAGAGCAAATCAACCAGTCACTGCAAGAGATTGATGACGCATCGTTTCATCTTCGCAAGTTTGCCGAGAAGTCTCATGTGCCACAGGACTTGGCCGCTCGAATCACTGCGATGGCTGACCTAATCTGCATTTTAGCCGATGACATGGAAGAGCACTTTGATGATCACGGCGACAGCGTGGTTGAGAATGATGACTACAACGCTGGTTTTAATGAAATTATGGACGCCGACATCAACTCAATGCTTCAAGCGCTCAGCGTCCGAGGATGAGCGACTTTATGGCTAAATTAAAGAATCGCACTGTTGACCGAACATACACGGTCAGCGGAGCGTTAATGGACATCAGCAAGTCGGTACACGGAATGTACAGACTGGTTGAGTGTAAACGCAAGACAGTAACAGATGATGAGCTTGCCGAGCTTGAGGAAATGGCTCGCAGAGCTTTGAAGATTTATCAACGAATAGAAGGGGAAAACAAATGGAAAATTTAATTGTAATTAAAGAATCATTGGCAATGCGAATCATGGATGCGGGGCTTGATTGTGTACAGGTCAAGTATGCCGTGCCAGCAAAAATTGCTGCGCTGTTTGAAATCAAAGCGGCAGAAAAAAAGCCGAATCCAAAGCGAAAATATAAGCCTCAGCGCAACAGAAATGTTTATCAATTTACCTTGAGTTTAGAGGCAAGAAAAAATTTGGCAAGGATGACCCCAGGATCGTTAAATCAAAAAGCCGCAAGCATTTTGTGCCTTAACCTAAGCTCTGGAGAAGAAATTAACAAAAAACGGGTTTTAGAGATTTGGAAGGCTGCTGGATTTACGCAAAATTTTCTTAAATATGGAACCGGACAAATGTTAAAAGCCGGAATATTAAATGAAAAGGAGGATGATCTATGAACGTATTTGAGAAGCTGTCAAGAATAGACGTGTCTAATCATCTTGAAAAGAAAGGCCAGTTGAGCTATTTATCTTGGGCTTGGGCATGGGGAGTGCTAATGGAGAATTACGGCGAATCGAATTATTCGTTTGCCGAAAACGAAATTCACCCTGACGGAAGCGTTACTGTTCATTGTTCGCTAACCGTTGCAAATATTACTCGGTCAATGTGGCTTCCTGTAATGGATAACCGCAACAAGTCGGTACAGAACCCGAGCAGCAGAGACATCAGTGACGCAAAAATGAGATGTTTGGTCAAAGCCATTGCTATGTTTGGGTTGGGACATTACATCTACGCTGGCGAAGATTTGCCAAGGGCTGATTCGATCAGCGAAGAAGAATTGAAAGCGTTGTCCGACATAATTGAGATAACAGAAACTGATACGGACAGATTGCTCAAACACTTCAAGGTTGATTCACTGCAATCAATGGATTCCGCGCAATGTCGGCAAGCAATGACTTTGCTCAAGCATAAGGTAAAAGAATGATCAATTTATCTGACAACGTGCGCGTAACTGCTGACGCTATGCAATTCATTTTGCAGCACAAGATTCACTCTAAAGAAGGCGCGGAGGGCAAGTGGAAGCCGGTAGCTTATTACCGCACGATTAACCAGTTAACAGCCAGTGTTGCTCATTCTGCCGTTTATGAGACGATCAGAGACTGCGACAACGTAAATCGCATTTATGGCACGATACAGGCGTTTATTGATCGAGCCGAACTGTCGCTCACCGATAAAGCCCTGGAACGGCTGAAGAATATGGAATCGGCGAAGTGATCATTCATGACGTGGAGCAAGGCACCCCAGAGTGGTTTAGGCTGCGAATGGGAGTGCCTACAGCCTCAAGGTTTGGCGAGGTCTACACGGCAACAGGTAAAGCCAGCGCGAGTGCGGAGAATTATATGTACTCGCTGCTGGCGGAGATCAGGGCCAACGAGCCGGCAGAATCGTTCACCAGTGAAGCGATGGAGCGCGGAACAATGCTTGAGCCTGAAGCCGTAACAGCTTATGAGATGATGAAAGACCGATCTATGGGTGTAATCGGTTTCGTAACCAATGACGCGAAAACTGTTGGTTGCTCACCTGATCGAATGGGCCTTGAAGTCAAGTGTCCGGCGCTGAAGACTCACTTGAAGTATCTGATCGACGGGAAATGCCCGACAAAATACATTCCGCAAGTTCAGGGCTGTATTTGGTTGTGCGAACAAGATCAATGGGATTTTATGAGTTATCACCCAGGCGAACGACCATTGATTGTTACTGTAAAGCGTGACGATAACTACATTGCTGGATTATCCAAGCATTTGAATGAATTTATTGATAAACTAACTAACGCGAAAGCAAAACTGGAGAGTGGGAAATGGTAAAATTCAATGTAACTCAGGCAAAAACAATTCCTGGCCGAGATAAAGCGGTATGGATTAGACACGGTATAGCGTTTCAAAACGATCAGGGCAAAATTCGAGTAAAATTGGAGTCAATCCCAATTCCTGACGAAAAGGGCGAAATCTGGCTGTCTTTGTTTGAAGATAACGGCGAGCGCGGTCAGCAAGGTAGCCAACCGTCACAGCCTGCTAGAAAGGCGCAAGATGATGATTTTAATGGCGATATTCCATTTTGATAAAAATACGGGCGATCCAATGTGACGGCACTAGAGTTCATCAACAGTATCTGGCCGATTGCAATTGGATTTGTCACGCTTGTCATTGTCTTGGCAAAAATGCACTCTGACATTGAAACCATCAAGGAGAAGGTCAGGGTGCTTTTCGATTTATGGAATAACAAAAAATGATTGAGTTGATTAGATTTGGATCATTTAAAGATCGAACTATTGGGAGGCTCGCCTATGATGGAGAAATTTTTTACACTGTCGAAAAGCCTTGGGTTGATAATCAACAGAACATCAGTTGCATTCCGACAGGAACTTATCAACTTGGTCTCGTTAATTCGCCCAAATTTGGCCCAGCTACTTGGGAAATTAAAGACGTTCCTAACCGCAGTCATATTCTCATTCATGCAGGCAATACTGCTAATGATGTTATTGGTTGCGTCGCTGTTGGTATGGGTGTTTTTGGTCAGCTACAGGGCGTATCAAACAGTAGAAAAGCGATTGAAAACCTCTACTTGATGATGAGCAATAAAATCACGGAAGAAATAACGATCAAAGAGGGTATATTGTTCTGATGGGTATCCTTGGCCAACTTCTTGGCAGTCAGAAGGTGATGGACGCAGCTATAGGCGGCATAACAAAAGGCTTTGATGCGTTGGTATACACTGACGAAGAAAAGGCCGGTGACGCAGCCAAGGAGCGGTCTGAGGCTCGATTAATGATCGTTGATTGGGTCAAGAACAGCCAGGGGCAGAACATTGCTAGACGATTGATTGCATTGATCATCACTATAGTCTGGTTGCTAATGTACATTGTATCGGCAGGACTTGATGTCGCAGTGGTATGGATGGACGAATCACTGCGGGGCCAGGTATCGCAATCAGCTTTGGCGATAGGACAACGAGCCGACTCAATGACCGGAGCAATGATGTTAATCTTGGCATTCTATTTTGCTGCCCCGCACATGGATAAAATTGTGGGAGCCGCATTGGGCAAATTTGGGGGGAAATAATGGCAGAGCTAAAGATTGAATATTTGCTGGCTACGGATTTGGTTCCGTATAAGAACAACTCGCGCACCCATAGTCAGCAGCAAGTTGATCAAATAAAGCGCAGCATGACCGAGTTTGGCTTTACTAATCCGATATTGCTTGATGAGCATAACGGTATCATAGCCGGTCACGGAAGACTTCAAGCGGCACAAGAACTTGGAACTAAGTTAGTACCTACCATTGCGCTCAAAGGCTTAACAGAAGCTCAACGTAAAGCGTACGTTATAGCAGACAACCAATTGGCGCTAAATGCTGGGTGGGATTTGGATGCGTTAAGAATTGAAATAAATGATTTGGATTTATTGAATTTTGATCTTAATTTTCTTGGTTTCAATGATCAAGAATTAGCAAATATTATAGATGGTCTTGAAGAAATAGCTCCAGAGTTAAAAGAAGAATCTTATTCGCAAATATTTAATTTGGTTGTGAGTTGTTCAGATGAAACAGAGCAGGAAAAAATATACAACGAATTAACAGCAAAGGGATATAAATGCCAAGTGCAAAGTTTGTAATAGAAACTGAAATAATCCCGTCTTTTAGAGTCGAAAAGGTAAAAGGTCAATTTGATTATTCACTCTCAGTTGTTAGAAAAGAATTTGACGTAAATATACCAATAGAAGATATTTCATGGAATATTGGCTTAATAGTCGGCGCATCAGGATCAGGAAAAACAACAATAGCCAAAGAAGTATTTAAAGATTTCAAGTTGTTTGATAAATTTGAATGGAGTAGTAAAGCAGTAATAGATGATTTTGCAGAAGAATTATCAGCCATTCAAATTACTGATGCCCTGAATAAGGTGGGATTTTCATCACCTCCCGATTGGTTAAAGCCATTTGCCGTATTATCAAACGGGCAAAAAATGCGAGCAGAATTGGCAAGATTAATATTAGAAACAAATGAGCCAATTATTTATGATGAATTTACCTCTGTGGTTGACAGACAAGTGGCTCAAATAGGTAGCGCCGCCATACAAAAATATATTAGAAAAGAAAACAAGCAATTTATTGCGGTAAGTTGTCATTACGATATTGAAGAATGGCTTGAGCCTGATTGGGTGTATGATGCAAATGAAAAACAATTTTATCGGAGGTTACTTAGGCGACCCGAAATCAAAATTGACATCAGAAAGGCGCAGCAAAGCGAATGGGAATTATTTAAAGAGTTTCATTATTTAGACGCCGGGCATAACAAAGCTGCCCATAAATATATAGCAGAAATTAATGGAGAGCCTGTTGCTTGGTGTAGTTTTTTACATTTCCCTCACCCAATAGTAAAAAACTGTAAAAGGATTCACAGAATAGTTGTAAAGCCAGACTATCAAGGAATAGGAGTTGGCGGCAAATTTATGTCAGAATTGGCAAAAGACTACAAAAATACAGGAATGAGGATTAGATTGGTTACTTCTGCTCCATCATTTATTCACGGGTTGTCAGCGTCCAAAAATTGGATGATGACGAGAAAACCGTCTAGGTTGCAAAACACAGCAAAAACGGGCGTATTAAAAGGCACAACTTCAGACGCAAGATTAACCGCATCATTTGAATTTATTGGGTAAACATAATTTTGTCGCTATATAAAAGAGATTCTAATGACTAACCCTGTGGGTAGGCCAAGAATGAACATTGATATTGAAGAATTGAAGCGGTTGTGCCGTTTGAATTGCACAATGGAAGAAATCGGAGCATTTTTCGGTTGCGATAAAAAGACAATTGAACGTCGATACAATGAAGATGCTGATTTTCAACAAGCTATTGATCAAGGCAGAGGTTTGGGAAGGTTGTCTGTCAGGCGCAAACAAATGCAGATCATGGACGAACAAAACTCAGCAACAATGGCAATCTGGCTGGGCAAACAATTGCTTGGTCAACGTGATAGCCAAGACATAACAACGGACAACAAGCCCATCAGTATCAACATAATCAACCCAAATGGCTGACATAGCGCCTACAAGCCCTCAATTTGAGTACATCATGAGTCAAGCTAGATATCCTGCATTGGTAGCAGGTTTTGGCGCAGGCAAGACTGAAGCGGCAGTTAAACGCAGCATTATTGGCAAATTGGTCAATCCTGAATGTGATCGAGGCTTTTACGCACCAACCTATGACTTGATCAGAATGATTGCATTCCCAAGGTTTGAGCAGGCTTTGGAGGAAATGGGCATTCCATATCGGTTGTATAAATCGCCATTGAACTACATTGAGGTTGGTGGCAAGGGCAAAATATACTTCAGATCAATGGATGCGCCGCACCGAATCATTGGCTACGAACATGCAGATGCTGACGTTGACGAACTCGACACTATGAAGCCTGTTGATGCGGCTTATGCTTGGCGACAGATCATTGCTCGAAATCGACAGAAGAAGGCCAACGGCAGCGCCAATTCTGTAGGCGTAACAACAACGCCAGAAGGGTTTAAGTTTGTATACGAGACATGGAAGAAAGACCCGAAACCTGGCTATCATATAATTCAAGCGCCAACACGAAGCAACCCGCATCTGCCTGAAGGTTACATTCAATCGCTGACAGACATATACCCATCGAACCTGCTGGCAGCATACCTTGAAGGTCAGTTTGTCAACCTGCAAAGCGGGACGGTCTACAGCGCCTATGATCGGATAGCTTGCCGCAGCTCTGAGGTTGTCAATGACGGCGAGTTGTTAAACATAGGGATGGATTTCAATGTCACCAACATGAGCGCCGTTGTATATGTTTCCCGTGAAACAGTTTGGCACGCTGTTGATGAGTTTAAGGGCATCTATGACACGCCAAACATGATCAGAGTTATCCAAGAGAAATACCCGAATCATTCGATCAGAGTTTACCCTGACGCATCAGGCCGAAGCCGTAAATCAGTCGATGCTTCAATATCTGACATTTCCTTGCTAGAATCAGCGGGATTTGTTATATACGCCAACCGATCCAATCCATTGGTCAAAGATCGAGTTGTCGCAACTAACGTCGCATTCGAGAAAGGGCGCGTTAAAATCAACGATCAGGCATGTCCTGAATATGCGCGTTGCATGGAGCAACTAGCCTATGACGCAAACGGATCGCCAGACAAAAAGAGCAACCTTGACCACCTTCCCGATGCGGGAACCTACCCCATCGCCTATGAAATGCCCGTTGTGAAGCCGGTGGCCGATCTACGCATCAGATTTGTGAGATAACTATGCCAGTCGATACGCCATGCGCCGAATACAGCAACAACGTCAACAAGTGGAAATTAGTCCGTGATTGCGACGAAGGATCGTCTGCGATCAAGTCAAGGGCAAAGGGTGCTGAAGGAATGCTTGGCGGTCTTGCCGGTACAGCCTATTTGCCGCCACCAAATGCCAATGATGGGAGCGCAGACAATAAGCTCAGGTATAGGGCATATGTCGAGCGAGCCAGCTATGTCAACTTCACGGGCCACACTAAAGAGGGCATGCTTGGCATGGTGTTTAGGCGGCCCAGCACAATCGAACTGGACACGAATATTCAATACATGCTGGATGATGCTAATGGCGACGGCCTGTCAATAGAACAGATGATCAAGGATGCTGCTGGCGAGACTTTGATGGTTGGGCGTTACGGGTTGCTGGTTGATTATCCATCAGCCCCAATGGGCCTTACAGACGCTGAGGTCAGGGCTTTAGAGCTTAGAGCAACAATCCTGCCCTATCCTGCCGAATCAATCATTAACTGGCGTACAGAGAATATTGGCGGCGTTAAGCGGCTGTCATTGGTAGTGCTGCGCGAGCCGACAATGAAGTATAGCGATGACGGGTTTGAGGCAACTGAGTGCATCTATCATCGAGTTCTGAGAATGGATGACGGAATCTACGTCCAGAATTTGTACGATGAGAACAATGAACTGATCATGTTTGGCACAAGCCAAAACTCAGATGATGATGATGATGATGAGTATGATGGCGTTGAATACAATATTTATCCGCGCAAGATGGACGGCTCGTTATGGGACGAAATTCCGTTTGTGTTCGTTGGGTCGGTTAACAACGATGAATCAGTAGACAAAGCCCCGCTGTATGACATTGCCGAGCTTAACGTCAGCCATTACCGCAATTCAGCAGACTATGAGGAGTCCAGTTTTCTTGTTGGGCAACCGACTCCAGTATTTGTTGGTCTGACTCAATCATGGGTCGAGCAGAACATGAGCGCGGGTATTTCTATGGGTTCAAGGTCAGGCATCATGCTCCCAGAAGGCGGCAACGCTATGCTATTGCAAGCTGGCGAGAACCAAATGCCACTCAAAGGCATGGAAATCAAAGAGATGCAAATGGTCAAGATCGGCGCTCGAATCATCCAGGATCAGGGCGGCAACGAGACAGCAGAAGCGGCAAAGATCAGATTCAGCGGTCAGAACAGCAAACTTGGGTCGATCATTATTAACATCGAGGAAGGGTTCTACAAATGCCTGTATTGGGCGATGGACTTTATGGGCGGCACTGTCGAACCAATGATTCAGGTTAACAAAGAGTTTTATGACGCGACAATTGACCCGCAATTATTGATGGCACAAATTCAATTGATGGATCGCGGCGTTATAGCAAAAGACGACGTTAGGGACTTGATGCGCAAGGCCAACCTGATCGACTCAGAGCGAACCAACCAAGTGCTTGATGGTGACGTTGAATCAGCCGACATCTTGAGCATGATCTAAGTGAGCAGTAATCAATACCTGATTGATGCGGCGACTAGGCATCAGATATTCTTGCAACGCTATGGCGCTGGCAGGTCTAAAGAAGCGGTCAAGATGCTGAATCAATTGCGTCGGAAGATCAATGCCAGATTGGCTCAGGAGCCGACCAACTTCCAAGCGCAACGATTAGCCGACGTTCTCAGGGACATCACCGCGCTAAGTCAAATCGGGTTTCGGGACATTAAATCTTTGATTCTGATGGACGTTATCGACCTGGCTCAAAGCGAGGCAAGATTTAGCGTCGAGATGATCAACAAGGCTTCAACTATTGGCCTGACATTGCCTACAGAGGCCGCGCTGCTAAATGCCGTGCAGACTGTGCCAATGGCAGTGGTCAGGGGAATAGCTCCAACAATAGGCGAATCATTAACCAAGTTGGGTATCGGCAAGGTTGCCCAGATAGCTCAGGCAATATCTGACGGCGTAATACTCGGAAATACAACTCAAGTCATTAGCCGCGATGTTAACAATCTGGTCAGCACCTTGATCAAGCGTCAGGTTACATCGCTGGTCAGCACAATAATCAACCACATCAGCAGTGTGGCAAGAAAAGAAACATACAAGCAAAACAGCAAGTACATAGACCGATATGAATGGGTCAGCACATTGGACGGCAGAACTACGTTTATTTGCATGAGTCGAGATGGTCAATTTTACAGCGTCGACGAAGGCCCAATGCCACCAGCTCATTTCGGTTGCAGATCAACAACCGTTCCAAAGATCAGGCCAGAGTTTGATTTGGGCTTTGATACAAAAGCAACTCGACCATCGCTTGGCTCTGAAGGGCCAGAACAGGTATCAACAAAAACAACTTACAGCGGATGGTTGAGAAATCAGAATAGAGAATTCATTGATGAAGCGTTAGGCATTGAGCGGTCAAGACTGTTCAGGTCTGGCGCTCTCACATTAGACAAATTTGTTGATCCGACGGGTCGGGTTTACACGTTGAGAGAATTGGAAGGCATGAGGCCACTTGTGTTGTCTGATATATAATGCGCCCAGTGGGTGTTGGTTTGTGACCAAGGAGAACTAAATGAGCGAGCAACAAGAAATACAAGAAGAAACACCGATT